AGACATTGATGCCGTCCAAGCTGAACGGGAAGAGTGCGAAGAGGAGCGGGATGCGCTACAGGAAAAAGTAGACACATTAACGCATCATATTGAAGAACTTATAAACCAGTATTATCAGCGTTACATAAAGACGGAAGAGATTATTCCAGAATTAGAAAAATTGATATGAAAGGAGCCGGGACCTATCCGGATAACAGGCGCGCCGGGTTCCTTTTGAAAAAAATGATAAATGGAGAATTGATAGTAGACAATTTTGCCGGCGGTGGCGGCGCATCCACCGGGATGGAACTGGCAACCGGATACAGTGTTGATATTGCGATCAACCATGATCCGGAAGCCATCCGGATGCACAAGGCTAACCATCCAAACACAAAGCATTATTGTGAAAATGTGTGGGCGGTTGATCCGGTCAAAGCGTGCGGCGGTCATCCGGTCGGACTTGCCTGGTTCTCGCCGGACTGCAAACATTTTAGCAAGGCAAAAGGCGGAAAGCCAAAGGATAATAACATCCGCGGTCTTGCGTGGGTGGCCTGCCGGTGGGCGGGGTTGGTGCGACCAAGAGTCATCATGCTGGAGAATGTGGAGGAATTTAAAACCTGGGGACCGCTTGGGCGGCGGCACCATCCGATCAAGAACAAGCAGGGCGAAACATTTCGGAAATTTGTTCAGCAGCTCACAGATTTAGGCTATGAGGTACAGTTCCGGGAGTTGGTTGCCGCAGACTACGGAGCGCCGACAATGCGCAAGAGATTCTTTATGGTTGCCCGGTGCGACGGAAAGCCGATTGTCTGGCCAGAGCCGACACACGCACCGGCAGAGAGCGAAGCGGTAAAGGCTGGTTTGCTCAAGCCGTATGTGGGTGCATACACACAGTTGGATTTTTCTCTTCCATGTCCGTCCATTTTTGATACGTCCGAGGAAATCAAAGAGAAATACGGGATCCGGGCGGTACGTCCACTGGCACCCAAGACGATGGAGAGAATAGCACGAGGACTGAAAAAGTTTGTACTCGATAATCCAGAACCATTTATTGTCCCCATTGGGTACGGGGAGAGGAAAGGACAGGCGCCTAGAGTTCACGACATCGAAAAGCCATTGCCGACTATTGTGGGGAGCGGAAAGCATTATTTGTGTGAGCCTAAATTGGCACCATACCTATCAGTAAACAGAGAAAACCATTTTGGAAGTGATATGCGCGAGCCGGTACATACCATAACGGCAAATAATCAGCATATGCTTATGACACCGACACTGATCCAATACCATTCTGAAACGGCGCAGGGAGAAGTTCGGGGACAGACGATTGAAGACCCTATAATGACGGTGGATGGTTCTAACAGATACGGGTTGGTCACATCATTCATCCAAAAGTATTATGGCGGAAATTATCAGGGAAACGGCTCTGACATTAAAGAGCCATTGCACACCATTACGACACTTGAAAGAAACGCTATGTGTGCAGTAAACCTTATTCAGATGAATAATCATTGTGATGGAAGGGATGTAAAAGAGCCAATTCCGACAATCACAGCAGGAGACGGTCATTTCGGAGAGGTAAGAGCATTTTTGATTAAATATTACGGGCAGGGAACCGGACAGGATATAAAGGCACCGCTGGACACCGTGACGGCGCAGGACAGATTCGGACTGGTAACCATCAATGGCGTAGATTATCAGATCGTGGACATCGGACTGCGGATGTTGGAGCCACGGGAACTGTACGGATGCCAGGGTTTTCCAGAGGATTACATAATCGACCATGATTACACTGGCAAGACATATCCGAGAAGTGAGCAGGTGCGCAGATGTGGCAATGCAGTATGTCCGCCGATACCGGCAGCACTGGTCAGAGCAAATTTGCCAGAACTGTGTGTGGCGGAGCGGATGCCAAACATGCAGATCAAGACGGAGCAGACCGGTCAGCTCTGGTTTGCGTAAACCTTAAATTTTTCAAAAGTGCTGCAATGATTAACGGTGAGTTAAAGAAGTTAAATTAGAATTTAACGGAGGTATAGAAAATGAGTAGATATGGTGAGGATATAGATAAAAATCCATATTTAAGTGAGCATGGAAAATATGCAATTCAGTTTGCGCGAAATCATGGGATTACGGTACAAGAAGCGTATCAGCACCCAACAGTAAAAGCACATAAAGAAGCGTTAGACCATCTGACGGAGTGCTTTAATTTTGCAAATGGGAATTTGAGATTAAATTGACCTTGACGGAGGCGGAAAGAGAGGAATAACAATGTGTAATTGCATGAATGAGGTAATGCAAAAGATGGAAGAAAAAATGGAGCTTGAAAGCATAGAAGAACCGACAGAGCTTTTAACTGGCAGAGCTTACTTAGAGTTTACAGTAAAAGAAAAGGGCAAGAAGAAAGGGCGGAAGATGCCAGTATTATTGTCACGGTGTCCATTCTGTGGCGAGCTGTACGATTAGAAATAGATTCGATGGTTAGTATTTTTTACGCAAAATTTGAGAGGGGGAATGTCTATGGATGAAAAAGAAATATTTGAAATCTGCCAGAGCGTGGACAGCTTCATTGCTGCGGAACTGACAGAATCCGTCGTGCGTGGCACCAGTTACGATATGCTGGAGGCTCACTACGGCATTCTCCCGATCAGCAGGCGGAGCTTTTACAGGAGAAAAGGCACAGCACAGAGGCTTATGCGGCAGAGGATGGCACATCTGGTGGAAGAAAAGAACGGACAGTATATGATCGTATGGGGAAGAGAGGAATAATAACCTCTCTTTTATTATGCCTTAAAGTTGGCACAAAACCATGCTTGACCTGTCTTATAATTGTGATATGAAGTTACAAATATGCCATTTGGCAGAGAGGAAGTGAGATAGTGGAGAATTACGAGAAAGCAGAACAGGACTATATGGCAGGAATGAAATACAAGGAGATAGCGGAGAAGTACGGAACCACTATCAACACTGTCAAGAGTTGGAAGAAACGGTATGGATGGAGCAGGGGAGAGGGTGCACACAAAATAGAAAAGGTGTGCACACAAAAAACAAAGGGTGCACCCAAGAAAGCAGTGCCCATAGATGACGGTACAAAAGAGACACTACAGAATGATGACCTTACGCCGGAACAGCAGATGTTTTGTATATATTACAGCAAGACGTTCAATGCGGCGCAAAGTTACCAGAAAGCATATGGATGCAAGTATGATACAGCAATGGTTAATGGCTGCATGCTACTAAGAAATACTAAGGCGCGAGAAGAGATAGAACGCCTAAAAGAGATCAAGCGGCAGCAGATAGTAGCCGGAACAGAGGATCTCGTGGAATTGCAGATGAGGATTGCGTTCGGTGATATCGGGAATGTGCTGGAGTTCGGGCGGGAAGATATTGAAACAAAAGACGGTCGGATGGTTCGGGTTAATTCCTTGAGGGCAAGGGAATCCAGCGAGGTTGATACGCAGATGATTAAGAGCATCACAGAGGGACAAAACGGCTTGACTGTGGTCATGAAAGACGAACAGAGGGCGATTGATTGGCTCACGAAGTTCTTTGAGATGAATCCAGACGACAAGCACCGAAGAGAATTTGACAAGCGGAAACTTGAACTTGAGATGCTCAAACTTGAAATGCAGACCAAAGAGAGTGCGGATGATACACCAGAGCAGGACAACTTCTTAGAAGCATTAAACGCATCAGCGCAGGAAGTGTGGTCGGATGACTGAATGGAAAAATATTGACGAGCGCATAGCCAAGTTAAAAGAAAACATCATGCGAAATGCCGTTCGGATGAAAAGGAAGTACCAGCAGAACGGTTTTGAGTTTCGCCCGTTCTCGACCAAGCAAAAGAAAGTCCTTACCTGGTGGTGCGATACATCCCCAGTAAAGGATATGGACGGCATCATAGCGGACGGAGCGATCCGAAGCGGTAAGACACTCAGCATGTCACTTAGTTTTGCGTTGTGGGCTATGAGTACATTCAACCAGCAAAACCTTGGCATGGCAGGAAAGACGATCGGCTCCTTTCGGCGAAATGTTTTGTTCTGGTTAAAACTGATGCTAAAGAGCCGTGGCTACAAGGTAGCAGACCACCGCTCCGACAACATGGTCGAGATTTCAAAGGGCGAAGTTGTAAATTTCTTTTACATATTCGGCGGAAAAGACGAACGGTCGCAGGATTTGATACAGGGTATTACACTTGCCGGTATGTTCTTTGACGAGGTCGCCCTCATGCCGGAATCATTCGTGAATCAGGCAACAGGACGTTGCTCTGTGGATGGTTCAAAGTTCTGGTTTAACTGCAACCCGGACAGCCCCAGCCATTGGTTCAAGGAAAACTGGATAGATAAATCAACCGGGTATCTTGGAAAGAAAAAGGTTGAGGAGATAAGGCAGAAAGCAGCCGAGGAAAATAAGTCGGACGGGTTGAAAGAAATCATATATCTGCATTTTACAATGGACGATAACCTTTCTCTTTCTGAAAAGGTAAAAGCACGATACCGGGCGATGTATAGCGGTGTATTCTATGACCGGTTTATCCTTGGGTTGTGGGTCATTGCAGAGGGGCTTGTCTATGGAATGTTCGATAAGGAGAAAAACATCTTCCACGGGGAATATGAATACAGCCCGCAGTCATCTTATTATCTGTCTATCGACTACGGAACCATGAACCCGTTTGCAGTGGGCTTGATGGAACTGCAGAACAGCGGCAGGGTGCGGATGCTCCGGGAGGGACACTATTCCGGTAGAGAAAATGGTGTGACCATTGATAATGAAGCGTATTATAAGATGATAAAGGAGATATCCGGGGACTTCCCAATCACTTCTATCGTCATAGATCCATCAGCCGCAGCCATGAAAGCAACAATCCGGAAGTATGGGGAGTTTAGCTGCACAGATGGAAATAATGATGTGCTGAACGGAATCCAGGAGGTTACAAAGTATTTGAATCTCGGTATGCTCCAGATCCACGAAAGCTGTGTGGAGACGCAAAAAGAGTTTGGAGCGTATGCATGGGACGAAAAGGCGGTGGGAGAGGATAGGGTAATCAAAGAGTATGACCACCATATGGACCTTATCAGATATTTTATTTACACAGTAGCACGCAGATATAACAGAGGATTGATATAGGAGGGCGCAAATGGGAATTATGTCGGCGATCAAGGAATGGTGGAGCAGGATGTTTCTGTCAGAAGTAAAGAACCAGTTCAAAGTGACTGGCATCACATCCGGGGATATGCAAAAGGCAATCCAGAACTGGATGTTGATTTATAAGGGCGAACCGGACTGGACGAACCCGGAAGAGGGAATTAAGACAATCAAATTTGCAAAATTCGTATGCGGGGAAATTGCTAGACTTGCCACGCTTGCCATTGATGTGACGTTTGACGGCGCGCGGAAAGAGTATATGACACAGTTCTGGGAAAAGTCAGTGCATGACCGCATCCGGGAATGGACAGAGCTTATGTGTGCCTGTGGTACGGTTATCCTGAAACCGAATGGAACAGGAGTGGATCTGGTAACGCCAGATAGATTTGAGATAACAAGCCTTGATGGAAATCACAACATAACCGGCATTGTGTTCCAGGACAGCTACCGGGAGGGAGACGAGTATTTCACAAAGCTGGAATACCACAGATTTTTTACCGCCAGCGTGAGGATGCCGGATGCGGAAGAGTACACCGAGACAACTTACTACTCCATATCGAACAGAGCGTTCGTATCGAAGAACGCCGGGGAGATTGGAAAGCCGATTGACTTAAGTATGACAAACTGGGCGGCATTGCAGCCAGATGTGCACATTACGAAGAGGAACGGTGAGCAGATCAATTCGATGCTGTTCGGGTTGTTCCGGATGCCTTCCTCTAACGATATTGATTTGAGCAGTCCTCTCGGACTATCAGCCTTTGCAGATGCGATCGAGGAGTTAAAAGATTTAGATATTGCGTATAGCCGGAATGCGGAGGAAATCGAGGAAAGCCGGAGGATGGTCATAGTGGATGACAGGCTGATTCAAAAGCCGGCATACAAGGACGAGAAAGGCAACACAGTAAGACCACATGTAAAATTGCCTAAGTTTTTCAAGGCAATGGCAGGAATGGATGCAGAGGAAACGTACCATGAGGTCAACCCGACATTGAACACGGACACGAGAAAGAGCGGAATCAATCAGCAGTTATCCCTTGTAGGCGTGAAGTGCGGGTTCTCCAATGGGTATTTTGTCATTGATGAAAAGACCGGCATGGTAACCGCCACGCAGGTAGAGTCTGACGACAGGCGCACCATCCAGCTTATTAAAGATGTCCGGGATGCAATGCAGAGCTGCCTTGATGATTTATTCTATGCGCAGTCTGTATTTGCGGACTTGTATGGTCTTGCACCCGCCGGGGATTATGAACCACAGTATGACTTTGGGGACATTACTTACAACGAGGAAGAGGACAGGATGCGGAACCTTACGCTTGCCAACTCTGGGTATATTCCGAAGTGGCAGTACCTAGTCAGATTTGAGGGATATTCAGAAGAGGAAGCCAAGGCGGCAGTTGAGGAAGCAAGCGGAGGAGAAAAAGAAGGATTGTTCGGCGAGGAATAAATGTGATTATTGTGCGGGGGTAGAAAATGAAACAGGACATAGGATTAAAAAAACTTGGACAGATGCACATAAAGATGAGTACGGACTGCATGGATATTAACGTCAGTTTTGATAGGCTGGCGCGGTATATGTCCGCATCACAGCGGGCGCTTGATAATCAGATACTTACCGATATGGTGGATTATATTCCTATGGAGACGGGAAATTTAACAAGACAGACATTGGCGATTAACCGGGAAAATGTAGGGAGTGGTGAGTTGGTGCTTGATGCAACAGATTATGCACGATATTTATATAACGGAAAACTTATGGTTGACCCGGAGACCGGAAGTGCATGGGCGAGACCGCAGGCTATTAAAGTCTTAACGGATCAGGATTTAGAGTATAGCAAGGCGGCACATGGAAAAGCTGGCTCACATTGGTTTGAACGTGCCAAAGAAGAACGAAAACGTACATGGCTTAAGGTTGCCAGACAGGCGGCAGGAAAGAGGTAGTATGACACCAGACGAGCTTGTGAAAGCCACTGACGGGGTGGAACTAAAAATTTCAGAACTGAATCAGAAAATTATTGATAAAATAGTGGAAAATCTGCTGTTGCGGTTTGGAAAGACGGGACAAGTAGTATTTTCCCCGTCGGACGAGTATTCCATCAAGACATTGCGCCGCGCCGGAGTGGCACAGGCAGATATCTTGGCGGAAATTCAGAAAGCAGCACCGGAAATCCAGAAAGAGGTAAAGAAAGCCTTTAAGCAGGCGGCAACCAATATCGGGAGCGTTAAGGTTAATAAACGCATACAGGAAACTTTGAATAATCCAATCCCGGAGGGAGCAAATGAGACTGGAACGGCATCCGAGAAGATTATTGACGGCAGGATCAACGAAAAAGAGCTTTCTGCAAGACAAAAGAAATTATTGGAGGATGTATATTCCAGAACGAAGAATGAAATTGATAAGGTATACGACGGTGTGGCGCGTTCGGGCAGTAATGCTTTCCAGGATGCTTGCAATGAAGCTGCGAGGATGGTGCGTGGTGGAATGGGACCGCAGAAAGCAGTGCGGGAAGCCATAAAAAGGGTTGCGAAGGATGGCACATATATCCAGTATACGAGCGGCCATAAAGATACAATTGAGGTTGCGGTGCTCCGTGCAGTAAGAACCGGCGTGAATCAGGCAAATGCGAAGTTGGTGCTGGATTTGGCGGAAGCGACCGGACAGGATCTGGTACTGGTGTCGTCACACGAGGATGCACGCCCGGCACACCAGGAGTGGCAGGGGAAAATATATTCTCTCAGCGGAAAATCAAAAAAATATCCGGAGTTTCGCAACGCAACAGGATTTGGAACGGTGCAGGGGTTGTGCGGGGCGAACTGCCGCCATACCTTTACCATTTACTATCCGGGATTTAGCAAGAATCCATACAAGCGGAACAATAAAAAGTCTAATAAGAAAAAGTACGACTACACGCAGGAACAGCGCAAAAGGGAACGGGATATCCGTAAGCAGAAGCGGATTATAGATGCACTGGAAAAGGCAAAAGCAGAGACGAATGATCCGGAGCTGAAAAGGGAACTGCAAGCCGAGATTGACGCACAAAAGGCTAAATTGCGGGAGAAAAAACGGGATTACGATGATTTCTGTAAGGCACATGGACTTAAGAAACAAGCTATCCGGACACATACATATAAAAGTGGAGTAGTCGAAAATAAAAGTGTTTGGGAGAAAAAGGAGCCAGAAGCGAGTGCTAGCGGCAGGACAACGGCGTATAGTAATGCGAACGCCGGAAATACACAGAAAAGCGGTGCGACTTCTGGAGCAGTATATAATTATAAAAATGATCCAGATGGTAGCAAACGTCAGAAAATAGCTGAAGATTTATACACCCAGACTAGAAATAGAAATCCCGAATACGAGGTTAAAGCTGTGGCGCAGAATAGTGGAATGGATGAGGTGGATGTAAAGAAGATATATGACCACATATATATCAATCAGCATTTGTTCCAAGATGGGACAATACATTTATTTGATCCAGATTATGAAATGGCGCAGTCATGGCAAAGACTGAGGAATAATAATCATATACAGCCGCACGATATAACGCTACTGAAACATGAATTAGCTGAATACAATGTTATGAGGGAAAACCTTGACATAGCGTATGAGCCGGTACATAATGAAGTGGTAAAGACATATAATTATCGGAAGGAGCTTATACAATATTTGAAAGAGAGGGGAAGAGAATAGTGTTAGAATTTTTGCTTGAAAAGATTATCGGAACTAAATATTTTTATTCATACTTCCCGGAAGGAAACAGGAATGCACCAGGCATGGTCACAGTAGACTATGACAATGGTTTAAGGGAAGTTGTAAAAGAGTCAGATGATGATTTTGAAAATTTATATGCAATTCATGCAATGCACGGGATTAGCAGAGGACAGACAGAAGGAACGGTTGCGTGGTATTAGAGAAGAGGGAGCATAGCGCTTCCTCTTTTATTTTGGTACAAATCATGTACCAGCATGAGTTATTATAATATTGCCGGTGGAAGTTGCTCATCCATTTGCACCTCCTTTCATATGTGTTATAGAGAAAAGCGCCTTGAAATATAGGCGCTTTTTGCGTGCTGAAAAATGGCACAAATCTTTTATATTCCCATGCTACAATATATTTAACAAATGAATAGCACCGGACGGAATGTAGGAATCCGCCCGCTACCCTACAAAAATTATAGGATGTTGCTATGGCACGTCCTGTTTTGGGCGTGCTTTTTATTTTGCAGATTGCCAGCTATGGGGTAAATAGCAACTCAATCGTGCCGGGCTGACCGGAGTAAAAACTTAGAAAGAAAGAGGAGTGAAACATGGTAAAAGTTGTAGCAGAACTTGAAAAACTTGGCTTAGAACTGACGGACGAGCAGAAAGAATCCATCAAGAAGAGCATCGGTGAGGAAGTGTATTCCAAGGGCGAACTTGATAAGAAAGTAAAAAAGGCAGAGGAAGAACGCGATCAGTATAAGACCCGCGCAGAGACTGCGGAAGAGACTTTAAAGGGGTTCGACGGCAAAGACCTTGAAACCATCACAAAAGAGCGTGATGAGTGGAAAGAGAAGGCTGAGACAGCAAAGAAAGATTATGATGCCAAGATTGCAGAGCGTGAGAAAAGTGACTTGCTGGAAAAGGCATTTGAGGGTGTCAAGTTTTCCTCGGCGTCCGCAAAAAAGGCTATCATGGGCGACATTGCCGCGAACGTATCCGTCAAGGACGGTAAGTTGATCGGATTCAATGACTTACTGGAAGATGCCAAGAAGAATGACGCGAGTGCATTTGTTGATGAACAGGCGCAGCAGAATGAACAGAATCAGGCAACATTCACTACTCCGATGGGAGCTGGAGCAAAAACCGAGCCGATCACCGGAGATCCGAACAAAATGGATTATGCGACATACAAAAAGTGGCGCGAACAGAATCAGTAATAAGGAGGAACATTTATGCCAAACACAATTTTAACACCGCAGATCATTGCGAACGAGGCACTGATGGTGCTGCAGAGCAACCTTACAATGGCGAATCTCGTGCACAGAGATTATTCCCAGGAGTTTGTAAAGGTGGGCGATACCATTACCGTGAGAAAACCGGCTACATTCGTGGCGAAGAATTTCACTGGCCAGACGGTGGCGCAGGATATTACAGAGGGCTCTACGACGGTCAAGATGGACAGATTCCGGGATATCACAGTTAATGTGGGTGCCAAAGAGATGACTCTTGATATCAAGAATTTTTCCGAGCAGGTAATCACACCGGCCATGCAAGCTATGGCGCAGCAGATCGACGCCGATCTTCTGGCGGTCGGTATTGCGAAAGCAAAGAAGAAAGCTACCGTGTCCGGCACACCGGTAATCTCGGACATTGCCGGCGTTGGTAAGGCGCTGGATCAGGCAAAGGCACCGCGCACGGACAGACGCTTAATTCTGCCGCCGACGATCCTGTACAAGTACAACACACTGGATAACTTTGCAAAGCAGTGCTACAAGGGAGATTCTATCGCCCTGAAAGAGTCCGAGATCGGCAAGGTATATACCTGTGAGACTTTTATGTCCCAGAACTGCCCGGAGAACCAGAACGATGCCGCAGGAACCGTTACATCCTACAAGGTTGTCGGAACGAAGGATGCCACAGAGTTTACCGTTTCTGATGGAAATGCAGTGGCGGCTACCATCAAAAAAGGCGATCAGCTTATTGTGAACGGATATCTCTACACTGTGACCGAGGATGTAACGCTTGCATCCGGAGCCGGTAAGGTAAAGGTAGATCAGAACATCCCGGAGACCATCGCGAAAGCAACAGATGCTTTTATCGTGAACAAGGCGCATGCTCTTGGATTCCACCGGAACGGTCTGGCACTTGTGACCCGTAACCTTGAACTGCCGATGGGCAACAAAAATGCATACATTGCATCCGCAGATGGTCTCGGCGTCCGCGTCGTATTCTCTTACGATTCCGAGCACAAGCAGGACATGATTTCCTTTGATATGATCTACGGCATCAAGGAACTCAACGAGAATTTGCTTGTTGATTTCTCATAAGAAAGGGGGATTCCAAGATGGGATATACCACGTATGACTTCTATCAGAATAAATACTATGGGGATTCTATCGAGGAATCCCTTTTCCCTAAGTGGAATGACCGGGCATCTGAAAAGCTGGAACAGTTGACCTATGGGAACATTACAGAGGAATCTTTGCAGGAATATGACGAGAAGATTCAGAAAGCTACCTGTGCGCTGGCGGACTTACTCTATCAGATTGATTTTAAGACCACGCACGCCAGTGATGAAAAGGGCGGCAATGTGAAGTCGATGTCTTCTGGCGGTCGGTCGATCAGCTTCGGAACCAATGAGACGCTGATTGATAAGGTGCTGAACGACAAGACGGCGCAGAACCGGCTTTGTTATGACACGGTGTGCGAATACCTGTCCGGCACCGGATTATTATATGCAGGATATTAGGAGGAAAACATGAAGAGAATTTTTATTTCACAGCCAATGAAAGATAAGACGGATGAGCAGATCCTTAAAGAAAGAGAAGTGGCAGTTTCGGCTGTAAAGGAAAAGTTCAATGGAGAAGATGTTGAGGTTATCGACAGTTTTTTCCAGTCTGCACCGCATGACGCAAAACCACTGTGGTTTCTTGGGAAATCATTAGAGCTTCTTTCAACTGCCGATGTGGCTTATTTCATTGGAGAATGGAAGAACTATCGCGGATGCAAGATCGAGAACACTTGTGCCAAGGAATATGGCATTGAAACAATCGAGGAATAAATATGGGATTTTTCGATAACAAAACAGTTACCCTTTTCAACCGCTCATTCAACGCGGAAACCGAGGAAGAAACATATTACCCGACACTGCTCGAGGGTGTCGACCTTGTAGAAACCAAGGGCGCGAACGTATCTAAGAGCGGCATGGACAGCGCGGATGCAGTGAAACTGTATATCGATTTTTCTAATGTCAGTAAATCATACCTTCCGCCGAAAGAGTGGGGAAATATGCCGGACAAATGCAAGCAGTATTTTTTGACATTCAATCCGGCACAGGATTTCTTTATCAAGGGGGATCATACGGATGCAACGTTACCAGAGAATGATGCCTATCAATGGCTGCTCGATCACTGTGACGATTGCTATAAAGTAACAACGATTGATAAATACGAGGATATTTTACCTCATTTTGAAGTAGGAGGCGTATAAATGGCAGAACCAGAAAAACTTACCATCCGGGATGCGGAGAACGCAGGAAAAGGGCTTCTTGCATTGGTGATGGCATATCCGGATTATCCCCGGGGATTTAAGGCGGACAATTCAACCGTGAAATGGAATTCCATCAATGAGGACAGGTCCATCGGCGTGTTACCGCTGCAGGGAGCGGTATATCTGAAAAAGTATATCAGCGGCAGCTATGTAGCACAGATGCCATTTCGGATGATTTACAAGTGTTCGCCGACTACCAATAAGGCGAGTCTGGATGCGCAGCAGATGTTAAATGATTTGGCGGCATGGATGGAAGAGAGTGGAATCGAATTTGCGGATCCGCATTTGATGCTGGAGTCGATCGCAAGGACATCCCCGGTGTTCGGTGGCGGACAGAATGAGAAAACAGTAGCTTATGCTGTGAATATGCAGCTGAAATATTTTTACAAGAAATAAGGAGGATGGAGAAGATGAAATTTAATTTACAGTTCTTCGCACAGGACAGAACAAACATGGTATCTCTGCTCGACATTGGGCTGCTCATGGGTGGCAGCGCCGGAAAACTGGCAGAGATGGGTGACGGTTACACAGAGATCACAGAGGACTGGGGACCCAGTACGGATTCTAAGCAGTACGTCAATATGAAGAGCGCAAGCAATACCGTGAAAGGGTATGCGCTTAGTATGTCTCCGGAGAGAGAGTATCTGTCGGACGATATGCAGAAAACGATCGACGATATGTTTAAGAAGTTTCCGACTGGTAAAGCCTGCGAGACATATTATTACCGTTTCTACAAGACGGATCTGACAGCCGGTGTGGGCGATTGCATCCGTGTTCCGGTTACCGTATGCCCATCGAGTACCGGCGGAGCGGGCGGCGATACGCTGACATCGACACTCCAGATCAATGGTAACGGCGATGTGGAGCAGGGAACGATCAGCAGCAAGGACGGCTCATTTACATGGGCGGCGAAAGCGTCCGGTACACCAGGAAAACAATAAACGGTGTTAATCAAAAATTAGCATAATGGGGTGGGTTCCTTTCAGTCCTGCCCCCATTTCTGAAAGGATGGTAATTTTCGTGGAAGAATTGAAATTAAACAGTGGTCTGAAAAAGATTGCGATTAAGGATGAAGATGGAGATCTGGTTACGGTCCTGCGCGTGAATGTGGCAGATGCGGACACAGCGGAGCGTTTTGCCAAGATCATCAATAATTTGCAGGAAATCTCTGCGAATTGTGAGAAAGAAGCGATGGCGTGGAAAAAGGAACATGAGCAGGAAGAAACGGCTTCTGGAGAGGTTGATGTGGAGAGAGTGATGCAGATCAACCGTATCCGCGTGAGATACCTGAAACAGATCGCCGAGGAGATTGACAAACTGTTCGGCGAGGGAACGGTTCAGAGCATTTACGGGGATATCGTGCCGGATGAAGCAGCGCTGGTGGAATTTGTCGAGAGCATTATTCCGGTGATGAATAAACTCTTCGGCAAACGTTACGAGATGACCAGAAAACGGTACAACTCCGGCAGAAAAGGATCGCGGGCATGATTAACGTCATGCTCGATCCACTTCCTACCGAATGGCGCGGGTACGAGGTCAATACATCGTTCCGTATCGGAATTCAGGTATATCTTGTGCAGTATGACAAGGATCTGAACGCTTACGAGAAGAGCGACGCGCTGATCTGGCTGCTGTTCGATGACCGTGAGCATCCGGACGGGGAAGAACTGCAGGAATGTGTGGAGTGGTTTTTGAACGGCTGGTTTCATGATAAGCCGGGTTCCTCACAGGACAAGCGCCGGCTGATTGATTACGATGTCGACCAGTGGCGCATTTATGCAGATTTCCGGCAGATATACGGGGTAGACCTCTCCCTGGATGATATGCACTGGTGGATGTTCAATGGTCTGCTCTGGAATATGCCGCACGAACGGTCGGCTTTTATACAGGTCATTGAGATCCGGCGCAAGAAGATCACATCCAAGATGGGGAGAGAAGAAAAGAAAGCTGTGCAGGAAGCGCAGCAGATTTATGCACTGTATCAACCGAAAGTTAAAAAAGAGTATACAGAGGATGAAAAAGGTGCCATCGACGAGTATGACCGGATGATGGCGGAGATCAGAGCCAAGAAGAAAGCAGAAAAGGAATTGGGATTAGGTTAGAAAGTGAGGGTTGCATATGGCTGGCGGATATGATGGAGAGATCAGAATACGGACGTTAATTGAAAACGGGAAAGCATCTAGCCAGCTGTTGCAGTTGGAAGCTCGGTTCCAGAAAACCGCCAAGGAAGCTGCAAGGCTCGAGGATGAAATGCGCAAGCTGGAACAGCAGAAGATCCCGACGGAAGAGTATAAGAATATATCTGATGCACTGCATCGCTCCACATCAGAATTTGATAAGTTGTTACAGCGTCAGGAGAGTATGGCGGCCAATGGGAAAACATCTGGTGCAACCTGGGACATGCTTGATAAGAAAATCGAGGAAGTTGGGGCAGATATCCGAGCAGCAGGAAAATACCAGCGCCAAATGATTGAAGAGGGAACTGCGTATAAAGAGCCAAAAGCAACGGCAGAGTACCAGAAGTTATCTGACAAACTGGTTAATGCTAATAATCAGATGTCTGTCCTTAAGAGAAAAATGGAAGAGGTTGCCGCCAAGGAAGCCAAGGTCGGCTCCGGTTCAAAGCAGATTGAAAAGGTTGGAAAAGCAGCAAAGAAATCCGCGGGGCTGATGTCCACACTTTTATCAAGACTGAAAGGAATAACCCTTTCGCTGTTTATTTTTAATTGGATAACAAAGGCTTTTAACGCAATGGTTGCCGCCTTTAAAGAGGGCATCCAGAACGTGGCGAAGTATTCCTCGGACTTTAATTCACGGATGTCCGAGCTGAAATCTGCCACATCTACACTCAAGGCATCACTGGGGACGCTGGCGGCGCCGATTGTATCAGCTATCATTCCGGCGATCGTAACACTCTGCAACTGGATCACGACGGCGGTCAATAAGATGAATGAACTTGTGGCGGCGCTCTCTGGAAAGAGCACATGGACACGGGCGAAGCAACAGCAGGTGGATTATGCGAAGTCGTTGAATGGCACTGCGGGAGCGGCAAAGAAGGCGGCGGGAGCGTTGCAGAGTTTTGACGAACTGAATGTAATTAACTCAAACAGTTCGGGCGGCGGGGGCGGTGGAACAGATGCCTCCGCGATGTATGAGGAGGTGCCGACAAGCGATGCGCTGATCGGTAAATTGCAGCCGTTCTTCGATTATCTTAAGCAGATCAAGGCAGAAGTGATCCGCGGATGGGATGAGACGTGGGCGTCGCTGGATATTGACAGTCAGATCGCAGATATTCGCGGCAGTATCGAATCAATCCGTGGCTCTCTATCAGATATCTTTGGCAATGCAGATTTGCAGGCGGCGGCAGACAACTTTGTCATGACGCTGGCGTACAGTGTTGGTCAGATTGGCGCGTCTGTGGTCAGTATAGGGGCTACGATCGCACAGAATATCATTGGCGGCATCGACCTGTATTTGCAGCAGAATAGCGGCAGAATCACCGAGTACCTCATTCGGATGTTTGATATCGGCGCTGACGTGGCACAGCTTGCGGGCGAAGCGGCGGAAGCATTTGCTTTTGTGTTCCAGGCATTCGGCAATGAGGACGGGCAGCAGATCACGGCAAATCTAAATCAGATTTTCACGGATATTTTTGGCACCGTTACTTTGCTGGAGGCGCAGTTTCTTGATGATATGCTTCATTTTTTCATAGATCCATTTGTTGACAACAGAGAGGGAATCAAGACAGCCCTTGAGGGCATTCTTGAGGTTGTGGCGGATGTTACGACCACGATATCCGAGATTGTACGACAGGCTACAGATGGAATTGTAACATTGTATGACGAGCATATAGCACCGTTTATAACGAGTGTGAAAGATGGGGTTTCTGAATTGATTGCAAAGTTTCTGGAATTTTGGAATACATACATGCAACCAATTTTGGAAGAATGGGCGGCTATGTTTGAAGATACTTATCAGAGCCATTTGAAACCCGTGATTGACAAGGTAATGGAATGTGTTGGACAGATCATAGATATTATAAAAATTTTGTGGGAGAACGTGATACAGCCACTTATTGCATGGATAATCGATAATATTCTTCCGGTTGTGACACCAATCTTATCTTCTCTCGGTAAATTTGTAAAAGGGTGTATAGATGGCATTATTGATTTCGTGGGTGGATTATTGGATGCGGTAAGTGATGTCTTGGATGTAATTATAAAACTTCTTAAAGGCGATTGGAAAGGCGCGTGGGAGTCTGCCAAAAAAGTAGTAAAAGATGTTGTTAATGGCATTTTGTCAGCTGTTGAATCTATGGCAAATGGCATTGTCAATGCTGTTAATACAATGATTCGCGCTTTGAATGGACTGCATTTTGATATTCCTGATTGGGTTCCGGGATTGGGAGGGAAAACATTTGGCTTTAATATCGGTGAGGTTTCGGCAGTCCACATTCCTCGTCTTGCCAACGGTGGCATCACAACCGGCAGCACCATTGCCAATATTGGAGAAGCCGGAAGGGAAGCAGTATTACCACTGGAAAATAACCTGTCCTATCTGGAGCCGCTTGCAGAAATGATCGCAAGCAAGATGGAAGGAGTCCAGACCGTGAAGATTGTACCAGATGAGAGCGGACTCTTTAAGGTGGTACGGGAAAGTGCCAATGATTATTACAGACGGACCGGCAGACCGGCATTTGATTTCTAGAAAGGAGCGGAGAAAATGGCATACGGCGGATTTTTGATAAAGGTAGGCGATTATACCGTTCCTTTCCGGTTCATCAACGCATCGAAGTATAAAGCGTCTATTAAGGGGCAGGATCTTGATTCTTACCGGGACGCGAACGGAATTCTGCACAGGGAAGCTTTGAAAAACAAGGCAATTAAGACCGAGTGGGAGACCCCGACGGGAAAAGAAGAATCAGAACTGCGCGAGCTGATGGACAACATTCGGCGGCAGTATACGAATCAGGTAGAGAAAAAGGCGCTTGTGACGGCATGGATGCCGGAGATAGGGGATTATGTAACGATGGACTGCTATATGCCGGACGTAGAGTATACCATTGACTATGCGGACGAAACGACGGTAATGTACTCTTCCTTCCGGCTGGCGTTTATCGGTTATGGAGGTGATGCGGGATGATTGAATATAAGTATGCGGATCTGTTTGGTCTGAACAGCGAGGATAAGCAGATTACGATCACTTCGGATGATGGGCTTATAAATATTACGAATGCGGACCTCCACCAGGAGGAATTTGAACTGGATGAGAGCTTGTGTTCGGAGAGTGAGTTGACATTCGGCTGCTGCGAAGCCGGAATGATTAAATTTAAAGTGTCCAACGTATTCCTTCCGATGAAGGGGAAGTGGCTCACGACCAAGCTGGCAGTCGGCGGATATGCGGAGGAACCGTTGCTGATCGGTAGGCATAAGGTTTACTCTGACACACCGACGGCAGATAAAAAATGGCGGGAAGTGGTGGCTTACGATGCCCTATATGACGTGGTAAATGCGGATATGGCGGCATGGTACAACTCACTTAAATTCCCGATGACCTTAAAAGCATTCCGAAATGAGTTCTTCCGCTATTTTGGAATCGAGCAGGATTCCGTGGAACTTGTGAATGACAGCATGACCGTTGAAAAAACGGTGGAAGTCACGGCATCGAAAGAGACAAGCACAGATACGTCGGAGACAAGCACTGTCGGCGAAACGATGAGCGGAAAAGAAGTCTTATCCTGCATTCTCGAAGCAAACGGTTGCATGGGTCACATGGGGCGTGATGGGAAGTTTCATTATGTGTATCTGGAACAGGCGATTGAGGGCTTATACCCGGCAGATGACTTATACCCGGCAGATGACTTATATCCGCGGGACCCGAAGTCACACAGCATAGGAAAGGGCGTGTATGTGTCTGCGAAGTATGAAGATTATACAGTCCGCCCTATAGATAAGCTTCAAATCCGGGAGAAAGAAAACGACATTGGAGTTATCGTTGGCAATGGGAACAATGCATATGTGATCGAGGGGAACTTTTTGCTATATGGCAAGGGAACAGACGAACTGACCAGTATAGCAAATAATGTCCTTGCAAAAATTACTGGCGTTACATATCGACCGTTTACGGCGGATTGCCTGGGAAATCCTTGCTTAGAGGTTGGCGATGCGGTGCGGCTGCAGACCCGGTATAAATTGATTGAATCGTACATCTTAAAGCGCACGCTGAAAGGCATACAGGCTTTACGTGATGACCTGGAAGCGGATGGGGAAGAGTACCGGACGAGTAAGGTCAACGGAATGCAGCGGAGCATATTACAGCTCAAAGGCAAGAGCAACACGTTGGAGCGGTCAATCGAGGAGACAAAATCGACAATCGTTGATGTGGAAAATGGGTTACAGTCCCAGATCACCCAGACAGCGGAGAGCATCACGGCGGAGGTAAGCCGGGCGACAAAAGCAGAGGGAACGCTGTCGAGCAAAATCACGCAGACGGCAGAAAGCATCACGGCGGAGGTAAGCCGGGCAAATCAAAAAGAAGGGGAACTTGCAGCTGCAATCCGGATCAACGCCGATGGGATAACGTCAAAAGTGTCGCGCGATAGCGTAGTATCGGAGATCAATCAGTCTGCGGAGGGTATAAAGATCCGCGCTGATCTTTTGGAACTCAAGGGTTCTATGGAGATTACCGGCGGATATGTGCATATTGAAGCTGCAGAGAGCACAGACAACTTGATCGAATTTAAACGATCCGGAACTCTAGTTCAGATAGGAACTGATGGCTTGAGGTCAGTAGCAGATACGAGGGAACTCACGGCCAGTTACTCGGCAGTAGCGGTGCGCGATACATCAGCCAATACGATTGCACAGATGTTGTCGACCGGAAAAGGAATCTCATCCTACGGGTGGGAATCTTATTCGGACAAGCGCCTAAAACACGGTATAGAATCTCTTGATCGAGAAAAGAGCGCAGCGCTTATACAGTCCTTGCGTCCGTGCCGGTTCATTTACAACTACGATCGGGACGGGCATTATCGGCATGGTCTGATTGCACAGGAGGTACTGACTGCGATTGGAGATGAAGACTGGGCGATTTGCTCCGAGAATCCAGATCTGGATGGCAATACCTATTATGCGCTTGACAAAACAGAACTGATCGCTGATCTGATTGCTACGGTGCAGCTACAGCATGAGGAGATAGAAAAATTGAAAGAGAGGATGGAAAAGTATGAATAAAGCACATACGTCTATTGGCTGGAAGAATTATCCGAGTGATGAAACCCCGGTAAATGAAACGAATCTCGGGAAAATGGATGGCGCCATTGATACAATCGATGATCGCGTGATCGCTCTCGATACCACAAAGGCCACGAAAACGGAAGTGGCAACCCTTGTTGCGGATGTGACCTTTGAGGAATCGACCGGAATCATCACGATTGCGAAAAAGAATGGATCCAAGGTTACAATCGACACGCAGCTGGAGAAAATCGCGGTCAACTTTGACTACGATCCGACCACGGAGCAGATCATACTTACTCTGATCGATGGCACAAAGCAGTACATAGACCTGTCAGCGCTGATTACGCAGTATGAGTTCCTTGACACGGACACAGTAACGTTTACTGTTGGAACAGACGGAAAGGTGTCAGCCAGTGTTAAAGAGGGCAGCATCGAGGAAAAACATTTAGAGCCTAATTATCTGGCAAAGATCAAGATAGAGGTGGCAAAGGCAGAAACAAGCCGGGCAGATGCGGCGGCGAGTGCAACCAAGGCGGAGAGTTACGCTGTCGGCGGCACAGGGACACGAACTGGCGAAGATACGGATAATTCCAAGTATTACAAAGAACAGGCAGAGCGTATCGTAGCTGGGTTAAACGGATCTTTGCTCCCGATGGGTACGATTACTTTTTCGCAGCTGCCGGCAAACCCGAAGACCGGATATATGTATAACGTCTCGGACGAGTTTGTGACGACCAAACAATTCAGGGAGGGGTCTGGACATACAATACCGGCCGGGACGAATGTATATTACACGGCAGACGGGTACTGGGATTGCATGGCTGGTTCTCCCGTTACAGGGGTAAAAGGGGCCGCCGAAAACATTTACCGAAGAGGAAATGTCGACATCACACCGGCAAATATCGGACTTGGAAATGTAGACAATACATCTGATGCAAACAAGCCGGTGTCAACAGCACAGCAACGTGTAATAGATGAAAAATATAAGTCGTCAACAGATTATACGGACAGGAAGATTGCGCAGCTGATAAATGGAGCGCCGGAAACGCTTGATACCCTAAAGGAAATCGCCGATGAGATTGCAAAAAATAAAACTGTTGTGGAATCAATCAATGCGGCGATCGGCATAAAGGCAAACGCAGCAGATGTTGAGAAGCATAAAAATGAAGCAAACCAACTGATCGCACAGAAAGTATCAAAAGCAGGAGATACCATGCAGGGACCACTGCATTTTCCAAGCGGAGTAATGAACAATCTTGGAGACGACTGCTCATTCGGGGATCAAGATCATGCTGGGGCATTTTGCATTAGAGGACTCAATGGAGAAACCACGCTAAATCTTATTGGGAATGATACCACAGCAGAATGGTGTAGCTTAAGATATACAAATGCAAACAATGATATGCAACTTTTAAATCTTGGCTATATAAATGCACAAACAGATTCTGGTTTTCAGGTGCGAAACCATGACAACTCTGCGTGGAATGGCATATCTGCAGCCGCATTTAATCAACAGTCGTCAAGAAAATATAAAAAGAATATCGCGAACATGGACGAGGAGACTGCGCGCCAGATTATGGCATATCGCCCGGTTACGTATGACTATAAAAACGAAATAGACGGAACTAACTGTATGGGACTAATTGCGGAAGAGGTTGCAGAGATAAACACTTATCCCGTCACTTACCAAAACAACAAACCAGAAGCGATAGACTATGCAAAGTTTGTACCGCAAATCATCAAAATGCTACAGATACAGCAAAATGAAATCAATGAGTTGAAAAATGAAATCAACGCACTGAAAGTAGGTGAAAAGGATGAATGAAATCGAAACAGAACGTCGCATCACGCAGGTGGAGGAGCGTGCAAAATCTAACACGCACCGCATCGACAAGGCAGAAGAGGTTGTAGAGGAAATCCACGCCATGTCAAAGACCATGGTAGAGCTTGTGCAGGAGATCAAGCATATAAACACGTCAGTCGTGTCGCTTGATTACAAATTGGGCAATCTGGACTGCCGTGTAAGCGACATGGAGCGCGCACCGGGGGAGGATTACAAAAAATACAGGAGCACTGTGGTGACAGCGGTCATCAGTACGATTGCAGGGGCACTTGCATCCGGGATGATCATGCTCATCGCTCAAAATATTTAATTTACAAAGTTAAAGGAGGACAAAAAATGTTTAAAAACTCAGTATTTAAGGTATCAGTAGACACGCAGAAATGGGCGAAAGCCGCGGGCATCAGAGCAATTAAGACTATGGCACAGGCGGCGATCGCCGGAATCGGTGCGGCGGCAGCAATGGGACAGGTGGACTGGAAGTATGTTGCATCTGCATCGTTATTGGCAGGCGTATTATCGATGCTGATGTCGATCACCGGCATCCCTGAAGTAGAGAGTGAGGAGGAATAAAACATGAGAAATGTGAGTCAGTTACATCCGGAATTGCAGAAAAAGGTTGAACAGCTGAAAATTCTGTGTCAGCAGAATGGTATCACGATCGGAATTTCAGAGTGTGTTCGCACAGTTGCGGAGCAGGACGCCTTATATGCAAAGGGCAGGACAATGCCAGGAAAGATTGTCACTAAAGCCAAAGGCAATACATACAGTTCTATGCATCAGTGGGGAGTTGCATTTGACTTTTATTTGAAAATGGATGTTGACGGAGATGGCAGTGTTTCTGATGACGCGTTTAATAATTCCACCGAGTTATTTAATAAGGTAGGAAACATCGGACAGAGTATTGGTCTGGAATGGGGCGGTGCGTGGAAGTCTATGAAAGACCTTCCGCACTTCCAGTTGCCGAATTGGGGTAGCACCCCGGCAAGGTTAAAAGGGTTGCATGGTACACCGGAGAAGTTCATGGCTACTTGGAAAAAGAAAGAGCAGACTGTCACCGAATCCAATAAAATCACCACAACAACGAAAGAAAGCGAGGACTACAACATGAAGACGATCAAAAAGGGTAGCAAGGGCAACGCAGTAAAGGTATGGCAGATCATCATCGGCGCGGCGGCGGACGGCATCTTCGGCAGCGGCACGGAGGCAACGACTAAGACCTGGCAGAAGAACCATGGATTGACGGCGGATGGAATCGTCGGGGCAAAGAGCTGGAAAGCGGGACTGGAATCACTGTAAGAGCGTGACAGATAAGAAAATTCGTGTTGCATTTCGTGTTGCATTTATACTGACAAGTGGTGCTTTTGACGCAAAATAAGTGCATCTTACGCAAAAGCAGAGTAGCGAAAACCCCAGTAAAATCAAGAAGTCTTGAAAATACTGGGGTTTCTTTGGCGAGCAGACAACGGGAATCGAACCCGCCTCCTCAGCTTGGGAAGCTGATATACTACCGATGTACTATGTCTGCAAAATAAGAGCCTACGATTCATCACAAGTGACACTTACTATTATACAGAGAAAGAAAAAGATTGCAAGAGTTTTTTTAAAAATTAAGATATGCTAGGATAGACACTAGAATTATATGACACTTTTTGAGAAAAGAGGAGGTTTGCCCTATGCGCTATCCCAAATATTTGCCGGAGCGCGGCACCATCGGTTTTGTGGCGCCGTCTTTCGGCTGTAACATAGAACCTTATCGGACAGCGTTTGAAAATGCCAAACGGCAATTCAAAGCGCTCGGTCATTCGCTGGCGCTTGGCCCGAACTGCTATGAGGGCAGGGGGATCGGCATCAGCAATACGCCGAAGGCATGCGGGGAGGAATTGACAGATTACTAC